TCTACGGGAACAAACTGTGATGGAAACTCAGAATCCCACTCTTCACCATCTCTTAGATTGTGTGTATTTGGGTAGAGACGACCATCTGTGGTTTTCATAACACGGGAAGCCGAGTAATAGGTTACCTTGTTTCCAATCAAATCTGTCTCTAGTGTTTCTCTTCCATCTAGCCCAACGGTTTTACCGTTTGTTCCAGATGAGAATCCAGCGTATACTTTGGTGTTAAGGTAGATTATGTTTGTCCCTAGTTGTAGGGCCTTTAGTACTTCTTTTGGTTTACCCTGACCATGTGTTATATAGGCTCTTGTGTCCTTGTTTACAATGCCGGTGTTTAAAACCGAATCGTACTTTTCTTTTGGTGTACCTGTTGAAACCGCGAGGGACAATTCATATATGGGATACCTAAGATCGTTAGTTGAGATGGAAACGATTCCATCCCAAGAAAGAATCGGATCAGTAGGATCCCACTGGGATTCTGGTGTTTGGTTTGTCCAACCAGTTTCTGTAATACGCATTACATAGAACAGGGTTTTTGCAGCTTGTGTTGCACTTCTGTCTACGATAATTAGGTATCTGTTTTCTCTATCTAACTGGAACCAAGTAAAGTGAGGATCAACAGTTGCTGGTAAAAACGATAGGTTATAGGTACCAACACCGCTTAGTACAGAAAAGCCCGGTCTTTTCTCAACCGATCTTTCCAAGGATACCAGACAGTTGTCTAGGTTCTCTGCTTGAAATGGTGTTCTCTTACTAGCTGGCTGTCTACTTACCCCACCACTGAGGGTTAGAATAGGAATGATTTGCTTTTCAGCCATCAGAATCCTTTCCAGAATCTATTTGATCCATAGTAATAGGGCAGTCTATTGACTGCGTTTTTGTCGTTTAAAATGTTTCGTCCCTTATCAGAGACATCGTTTGCTCTTGCTTTGATACGAGAAATCTGTTCATCTTGAGCTAGCAACATGTCGATTGTTCTATCGCCTTGCACAAGCATCTGATACCTACGCATGGCTCCGTTGAGAACAGCTCTCTGCGTTGTTGTATCAAGTTGTTCCCAGCTTAGCAAAGCAATAATCGACACATAGTAATCTTCCTGAGTCCAGATGTCCTTGTCCTCTGTCATGTTGTATAACCGAGGTGGTTCATCCTGAGAGACTCGGGCTACGATCAGCTGCCGCTCATCCGTATAGTGACTGGAGACAAGAGATGCTTCAAGAATGCCTAGGTAGTCTGTATTGGGATACCCCAAGATAATCTTTCCATTGGCATCTGGCTGTAGCTTCTTGATGAATTTGTTTTCTGCGATTCCTCTGGTCTGATGTTCCATTGACATCTGATCCAACAGGAACTCCGCAATACCTGTATCAATGCCTGATGCTTCTTGAAGGTCAGCTACCAAGCTTTCCCCCGCAGACAGCATCATCATGTTAACTGCATCTAGTTTTGATAAATATCCCATAGATGATTTCCTTTCTGTTTGGGGATAATGAAAAACCCACTCCCCCACTTAAGGGGGAATGGGCAAGTACAATCACACGCTGGGGCGTGTGAAGGAGATTTTGATCACCATACCTGCTAAGTGTCTAACTAAACAGAATAGTTCCCAACCTAAATCAATTAGGCATATGGGAATGCGGCAGCAGCGGTGTTGAGAACTTCACGGCTGAAGTTTGAACCGAAGTTGCAACGAAGACCGTGTCGTGCCTTGGCGGCGGGTACGCCACCAGAACCAGCTCCCTGTAGGTAGCTTGCAACGGTAGCGGAGCGATCTAGTGTTGCTCCAACGAAGAAGTTTGCGTTAGCTGGAGACGCGGGTGAGGCACCAGCAAAGTTTGCTTCCGTGGTTTCTGTGGTAACCCAGTTGCTGGAGGTTGGTTTGACCAATACGGCAGCGCACTCTGGACGAAGAACGCCAGTACCAGCCATCATGCTTGCAACGGTGAAGGTTGTGTTGCGACGAATGTCATCAACGGTATCAACCTTTAGACCCTGAAGCTTGAGAGCAGCGACTGCGCCTCTCTGGAAGATAAGACCGCAGATACCAGCATCACCGAAGGTGAGGTTGTAACGAGCCTCGCCAATACCAGTTGTGTTTACAAATGGAAGGTGGTTGCTCTTGATAATGCGAACACCCATGTACTCAAGTGAGTCTGTTAGGTTGTTCATACCCTGAGTCAACGCAGCGCCAAGACCACCAGCAGCAGCAACGCCACCAAACATGGGCTGCATGTTTGAAGCAACGGTTACTCCGTCAGATCTTGCAACACCAAGAGCACGAATGTCTTGGAATGTTCTCGGGTCTACAGCAAGGTATACACCATCGGTTGGTGCGTTGATTTCCTGTAGGTAGACAACGAAATCTTCGCAAGCCTTGAGTGCCTCAAGAGCTGCGGCTGCTCTCTGTGCTTGGGTAGAAGCCGATCTACCAAGATCGAAGTAGAAACCACTTAGGTAGACTGGACCGCAGCTAAGTGCTCTTGGATCGGCGGTACCAACAACGGGTGGAGTACCGTCGCCATCCCAAGCGGTATTAAAGTTGAGATCTTCTGCAGCAGCGCGAGCAACATAAGCAGCGATCTGCTTATCGCGGGCATTGCCAAGGGTCATGCCAGCCTGACGGGCAAGCTCCGAACGGAACTCCCATTGGGTCTGCATGAGGTCAACATTGTCAATCTCAAAGTGAGCAGCGATTGGACGCTTGTCAAGCTTGATTGCAATGGTTGCTGATGCGCTGTCGGTAGTTGAACCAACAAGCTCAACACCAGCATTCCAAGCAGCGTTCAATGCAACGGTACCCGTGATTGGGAACTCCATTGCAACGCCACTTGAGATGGTCTTTGAGTCAACGAGAGACTCAAACATGTTGTACTCGTCGTAAGCATGGATGGTTTCACCACTCCAAATGCTTAGCCAAAGCTTGTTTGCACCCGCGATTGGGCCTGCAAGACCGGCAGTTACATCTGTTCTATATGGGAGATTGTCTGCCAAAATATTATCGGGCATTTTTTATTCCTTATCGTAATGAATTGAAGTTTGTTCGTGACATCCGTAGTTCTACGGCCTGTCTGAATTTTGGATCGGACTTGAATCGTGGATCCGATCTCTCTGTGTAGAACTCAGCCTTGCTTGAGTACGGTAGGTTGTTGATGGCTGCATTAGTAGCAGAAACCCCAACCTTTGTACCAGCTCTAGCTGGTTCGTTTGCTGTTACCTTGCCAGATTGAGCAGTATCGTACTTGCTCTTAAGACCCAGTAAGGTAACTTCCCATGAAGGTGTTGCAAGCGATGCGTTGATCGTAGCCTGTTCCTGCTTGGACAAGTTCTTGCTAGCCCAGTCAAAGACCTTGGCTAGCGTATCCTTGCCACCAACTCGGTTGGCTGCTTCTCCGTATGCTTGCTGTAGGCGGGCCTTCTGTCCCTGCATAAAATCATCAATCACAAAGTCTGGGACATTAAGCTTGGCCTTGATTGCGTCACGGGATTCTGGTGTCAGATCTCCGTTAACGGTAAACTCGGTCGCGTACCTTGCCCACTCTTCTTGTGTCAATAGATTTTGTGCTGCCTGTACAGGTTGCTCCTGTTGCTTATCGGGAATCCGAAGTTCCTCTGGAATCTGTGGAACGGGTTCCACTGGTTGCTCCTGAGCTTTGGTTTCCTGAACAGGAATCTGCTTTTTTAGTTCTGAGATCTCTTGTCGTGCTTTGGTATACTCGCTTTGAGCTGACTTGAGCGCGTTAAACCAATCACCAGCTGACTTGAAGTTAGCTGGGACTTGTACATTGTTTGCGTTTACATAAGTCTCGAAAGCCTTTGCCTCATTGGCAACGACAGGATCTTGTGCAACCGCTGATTGTTCAACCAGTGGTTGAGTCATTGGTTCGTTTGTTTGTTCCATTATACTTGTTCTGCTGTAATTACGATAACCTTGTTGAAGTTATCTTGTTTGTTTGTGATTGTTAGGTTTGTACTACCCAATATTCCAAAACCGGGTGGACCGATCCACTTAGCCTTGATGCGAATAAAATCGTTTGGGTTTCCAACAACGTTTACTATGTTACTTGTATTTGTATACCCATCTAACTCTGGATCTACAAAATCATTTGTTGGAATAGTAGAAGGACTTACCTTTAAAAAACATTGAATGTTTCTATTTGAGTTGTTAAACAATAAACAAATTGGTCTAGTAATATCCGTCAACTGAAACTGGGTTCCAGCAGAGCCAACAGGAATTATCGAACTGAAATTTGAAAAGTTGAGTGTCGATATAGAGTCGCCACCGCTATTCAGTATTGTGGTTGGAATTCTAAACAATGCTTCATATGTGTTCTTAACACCGCACTTGATTAGAATACCTTCTACGGCTAGC